TCCATCTTTTTTTCTATCTTCTTTTCCATCTTCTTTTCCATTTTCTTTTCCATCTTCTTTTTTCGTAAATTTTATATAATGTGGTGATTTTTGATTAATTGGTGTTCCTTCAATAAAATGTTTTAATACAGTAAGACGATGTTGACCATCCATACATTCATATCTAAATCCTTTTTTATGATTTAATTTAATAAGAATTATTGGTGGAATAATATAATTATTAATTACAGAATCAATAAACAGATCTTGTTTATCATTACACCATGCAAATTCTCTTTGATACGATGGATTTAAATTAATTTCATCCGAATTTTTAAGATATGTTTCATAAATATATTTTATTTCATAAGATGCATAATCATATTTTAGATTTTTTAACATTTTAAGTTTGGCTTCATTCGAATCATAACTATCATCTGATTCAGAATCTTCTGAATCTTCTAACTTTTCAGATTCATGTACAACAGTATCATCGTTTATCTCTTCTAATTGATCGATTTTATTAACAGAACTCATGATTTAATTATATTATATATTCATATCAGGTTAAATCTTTTATTTTTCAATATTTTTATATAATCAACTATTTTTATATAATCAACTATTTTTATATAATCAACTATTTTTATATAATCAACTATTTTTATATAATCAACTATTTTATATTTTATTTATATTTTCTATTATAGCAGTCATATTAGCAGATGTTGAATGTTTGTGAGAATATAAATGATTTGAATGAATCTCTGAATCTTGATCCTGTGTACCTATAAAATTATATTTATAAACATATGTTTTCATATTATTGTATACATAACGATCAGCAACACATAAATTATTATTAATAACAAAATCATTAGTTGTTTCATTATATTTTGAATGTTTTATGAATTTTTGTACTGCATCTTTTGTTATAATATATGCAGCAGCGCCCCATACACCTGAATTTTTTAAATCAATATATGTTTCATTCTGTATCGATGAAGAAATTTTACTAACCATTAATATATCAAATTTTGGACAATCTAAAATTATTCTTCTGAGATCATTATTAAAATATTTTAAATTATCTAAATTAATATCATCTTCTAATACTAAAAAATAATTTCCAGATATTTTTGATAAATAATTTATTGCTTTAATATGTGATAAAACACATCCTATTTCTGAATTAGACATTCTAATATGTTTATTTTTATATTTTGATATATCATCATTTCTACCATCAATCGCTTTGATACGACAATTATTTATTTTTATATTTTGTAACATATATTCCATATTTTGTCGTCTTCTTATTGACCTATCAAGATTAATCCAAACGATATAATCTATAAAATTTATTTTTTCATAATTTATATTTGATTGATATAATTTTTGAATTAATTCTATATTATTATTAACTATTACTTTATTGATAATTTTATTATCAATTCTATATTCATTATTAAATTTATCAGTGTTATGCATTTTTTTTAATATCGAATATCTATGATTTATTTTTTGTAAATTATTAAATGATTTAGGAACAATAGAATCATTCTTAACGGTTGTAACATGTATATTTAATTTTTTACTATTTGTATTTGTATTTGTATTTGTATTTGTATTTGTATTTGTATTTATATTTGTATTTATATTTGTATTTGTATTTATATTTGTATTTATATTTGTATTATTATTTGTATTATTATTTGTATTATTATTTGTATTATTATTTGTATTTATATTTGTATTTGTTTTATTTTGTGATACAAAATGATATTTTGATCTAAATCTTAATGATATATTGTTATTTCTAATTTTATTATTATTATTATTATTATTATTATTATTATTATTATTATTATTATTATTATTATTATTATTATTATTATTATTATTATTATTATTATTATTATTATTAGTATTAGCATTAGTATTAGTATTACTATTTACATTTACATTTACATTTATATTAGTATTAGTATTGTTATTACTATTTGCATTTATATTAGTATTAGTATTTGCATTAGTATTAATATTTAGATTTAGATTTAGATTATTATTAGTATTATTTATATTATTTATATTACTATATTTTCTTAGTAAATATAATCTCTTCATAAATTACAAATAGATTTTAATGTGTTTATTATAACAATATATAATATTTGTTTTAATGTATATAATGAAAAAAATATTATACTATACTAGAAAACGTCAAGCTGATAATCATCAAACTGAAGAAAATTTAAATGATAATAAAAATGATAATCATGAAAATCATGAGAATCATAATAATGTAAATAATAAAATAAAAAATACTAATAATACTAATAATACTAATAATAATACTAATAATAATCTAAATATTAATAATACTAATATAAATAACAATACTAATACTTTTGATATAAAAATAGAAACAAAAAATAGTATATCGCAATACATTAATATATTTGAAAAAATAAACAATAATTTATCAAAAATAAATATTGATGATTTTAAATATTTAAATACACTGAAAAATAATTTAATTGATACATTAAACAATATAAAAAAAATAATAAAAGATAAAAATATTAATAGTAATATACTTATTATATGTCATGTATCAGATATTGATATTTTTAATAAAATATATGAAAAATATAAAAATTTTTTTATAAGAGAAAATGTATTATTTTATATAACTGTTCATGAATCATATCATCAAGATATTATTAAAAGATTATTACCCAATTCATTTATTGATGTAATTGACAGAAAAGGTAATTATATTGGTGGATATCTAAAAACTATAAAGAATATTTTAAAATCAAAATTAAATGATAATCTAGAATACGTATATTTTCTACATACGTGTATATGCAAAGATAATATTGAACAGATATTTAGTGGATTATGCAATAATTATGTTGAAATAGAAAAAAAATATAATGAATATGAATCATCATTTATTATTGGTAATGATATAAATAAACAATTAAACAATATTGGTAAAAATATAAATAAATTACGTGAATTTTATAATAAATATAACTTAATTTTTAAAAAATATAATGTGAATACATTAGATAATTTTAATGATTATTTTAATAGTTATTATCCAGAATATTACATAAATAATGGTAAAAATATATTAAATTTTGATATTGAATATTATAAGTCTATTGATAAAAATTTTAAATATATGAACAATACAGATATACTTACACATTGGTATAATACTGGCAAAAATGAATATTATAGAAATCCTAATCCGAGTTATATTAAAAAATATGGAAAAGAAAATTTTTATATTGATAATGGAATATTTATGTGTAATAGAAAATTCTTTAACATATTATCTAATTTAAGTGATAAAGATTTTGATAATGAATTAAGTTTATTTAATACTGATATTACAAATGATTTAATTGAAAATAATATTTCTATGTGGAATAATATATTTGGTTTACTATGTACAGTTTCATATGGAGAAATTATTGGAATAGATATGGATGAAAGTATTATTGATCAGGATATTTTTGATATTTATAAATACATAGATATTAATCAAAATATTATTAATGTATTGAATTTGACAGAAATAGATAATAAATATTATGATTTAAGACAGTTAAAAAAAACACAATCTGTTATTAATAATGATTTAAATAAGGCTAATATTGCATTATATTTAAATATTATAAAAATATATGATGAAAAAACAAAAATATTATTAAAATATATTAATTATTTAAATCAAAATAATATATATGTTGATATTTATTTTGGTTACGATGAATATAGTGTATTATCATATGATGGATTATCTACAATAAATGATAATATAACCGATCTAATAAATAATCTGGATAATTATAAAGAAATTAATATAAAAAATTATAATTATTATCTAGGATATTATCCAAGACGAAAATATAATATTGGTATAATAACAGACACATTAAATTTTAATGCATTATATTTTAATAAGAATATGTTTAATAAAATAACATATATAGTTCAAGATGAACATTTAAATAATTTTGAATATACAGATGATATACATTATTATTGTAATTCTATTTATATTAATAAATTAATTAAAAAACATTGTAATCATGTTTATAAATCAATTTTGGGTGTTGATCGTAAAGAATACTTTAATCTAAATAAACAAAGAGAAAAATCTATTTTATTCTGGTATAATGATACTGTTAATAAAGATTTAACTGAAAAAGTTATAAATATATGTAGTAATTCAGGTATGATATGTTATGTATATTCAGATAAGTTAAATAATTCAGATAAGTTAAATAATTCAGATAAGTTAAATAATTCAGATAATATCATATTTTTAAAAGATATCGATATTAATATATATTTTAATAAATGTATGATCGGTTGCAATCTTAGTCAAACTATTCCAACAAGAATAAGTTATAATATGTTGACATCTGGAATGAAAGTTATTGAACTAGATACAGAATATACACAATATGATATACCAAGTGATATATTTTTAAAAATAAAAATGGATGAAAATGAAAAAAATATTTTGTCTAAAATAAATGAATTATTTGATTTAGAATACGAATATAATGATTTATATATTGGATACTTAAATATATATAATGAATTAAATAATATTTTAACTTTTTTTAAGAGTTAACTAATTTATAGTATTAAAAATCTTATTATTTATTGTTATCATTGGTAAATTAAATGACATATTTTTTTCTTTTAATAATATTTCTATTATATTTCGTGAAAATATATTATATGTATTAAATAAATTATTGATATTATTTGAATTTTTAAAATGTGTATATGTTATATAATCTTTATTATCTGTTTTTAATATTGCCGTATCATAAAATTTATCAACATTCCCAACAAATATATCTAAATTATTTTGTTTCATATAATTTAAAATTTTATTATTATATTGACTAAAATTTTGTGGTAATATAGAATTAATATTACAAGTTATTAAAAATTGTTTATTTGTCTTTAAAAAATTATTAAATAATAATTTATAGGATAATACTATTTCATTTATTTTATTTTTATTTCGTATCATATCAAAAAATAGTAAATGTTCTATAAATTTTGTATTGAATTTTTTGAAATGATCTATTTTATCAGATTCTTCTGCATGATACATACATATTATTTGTTTATCTATATCTATATTATATGTTTTATAATTAATTAGGTCTAAACTTATAAGATTTTTTATTAAAGATAATTTAAATTTGTTATATAAATTATATATTGTATTTTGTCTAATAAAATCTATTTGGTCACTAAAATGATCATAATTTTTTAATGATATATTTAATTGATTAATTATATTATTAATATTACTCATATTATCTAAAATATTATCAAAAAATATAATATCATCTTTATAATCATCTAGTTCTCCATCATATATAATTCTACTTTTTTCACATAATATTAATTTATTGTATTTTAGATAATAATTTAATTCTGCAATATTTGTATTATCTGTAATATTTTTATTTAATATAAATATTATTTTAGTTTTTGTAATATAATCATTATATTCTCGTCCAAGATTTTCATAAATTACTTTTATTTTAAAATTATTATTTAATTTAGATAATATGTTTTTTCTTCTATTTGATATTTCTCCAATAAATATAATATCATATGCTTGATCATATGTTTGATCATATATATTAGAATTATATATATTAGAATCATTGATAAATTCATATGATAATGGTATAATTTGTATTTTTGATATTTCTTTTATATCATTAGGAAGATTATTTAAATTATATTTATTATAATCTAATATTATTTTTGAATTTCTATAATAATTATTATCTATATCTAAATAATTAATATTATCAAAATTACAAATTATATAATTATCTAATTTTATATCAATCGTATTTTCTAAAAATTTATATGATGTTATAATTTGTAATTTGCTTGTATCTAAAATTTTACTAGATATATATATTTTAAAACCATATTTCTCTAATTCAAATTTTAAAAAACTAGTGATAAAATAATTATATTTATCACATATTATTATAATATCATATTGCGTTAAATCTAATGGTTTTAATATAACTGGAATATTTTTTTTCATTAATTCGATATTATTTCGAAATATTTTATGTGATTCGATACTATTTCTATTATCTATTATTTTATCATCTAATAATAAATTATCATCTAATAAATTTTTAATATCATTAGTTTTAGTATTATTATTATTAGTATTATTATTATTAGTATTATTTAAAGTTGTATCATTATTATTAAAATTTGCAAATCCATTTTGAATATTTCTGTTTATTTTTATTAATTTTTTTTCTTGTTTATTATGATTATTTATTTGACCATATATATTAGTTTGTTGTATTGATTTATTAAATTGATTAGATTGTATTGGTTGAATTGGTTGAATTGGTTGAATTGGTTGAATTGGTTGAATTGGTTGAATTGGTTGAATTTGTTGTATTGGTTGAATTGGTTGAATTGGTTGAATTGGTTGAATTGGTTGAATTGGTTGAATTGGTTGAATTTGTTGAATTGGTTGAATTTGTTGAATTGGTTGAATTGGTTGAATTGGTTGAATTGGTTGTTTTTTATTAAAGTGTGATAATGAATATATTTTTCCATTTAATTTTAATGGTTTATTTGTATTTGATGTTATAATATTATCAACATCATTATTATTAACATCATTATTATTAACATCATTATTATTAACATCATTATTATCAACATCATTATTATTAACATCATTATTATCAACATTATTAATATCGATAATATTATCATCAACATCATCAACATCATCAACATCATCAACATCATTAATATTTTTTGATAATAAAAAATTATTAAAAATATTATAATCATCGTGATCACTTAAATCTATTAAATCGCCAGTTTTTTTTAATGGTTGTATATTTTTTGATTGTATTTGTATTTGTGGTTGTATTTGTGGTTGTATTTGTGGTTGTATTTGTGGTTGTATTTGTGGTTGTATTTGTGGTTGTGGTTGTATATTTAGATTATCATTATTTTCTTTTCTTTTATTTATTATCATTTTTAAATTATTTTTAATATTTTCCTGTCTATTTAATATTTCATTTTTATTATTAATATTTATATTATTTGTATTATTTGTATTATTTTTATTTTGTATAATATTTTTATTAGATATCAAATTAAGTTTAATAAATTGCATATTTTTATTTTCTGTTTTATTTTCTGTTTTATTTTCTGTTTCATTTTCTGTTTTATTTTCTATTAATTTAATATTTTCATTTTCTGTTTTATTTTCTATTAATTTAATATTTTCATTTTCTATTTTATTTTCTATTTTATTTTCTATTTTATTTTCTGTTTTATTTTCTATTAATTTAATATTTTCATTTTTAATTTTATTTAAAATCTCTTCTTTTAATTCTTCATATATTTTTTTTTGTATACTTTCTTTTATACTTTCTTTTATATTATTTTTTATTTTATTCTCTAATTCAAATTCATTTAAAGATGGCATAATAAATTTATTAGACTCATTTGGTAAATTTGGTAAATTTGGTAAATTTGGTAAATTTGTTTAATTT